TTTTGCGTCCTTCTGATATTATCTTTTTTATAATGTCAAAGTCTTCTTGTTTAAAAATCTTTTCAGCTTTACCTATGGGTAAATAACTAAGCTCCGAAACAAGTGAGCCATCAGTAGTTATCACTACTTTAAAAGATATTAGATTCCCTTCTGTATTATTATCCATATTATTGTACACTTGCAAAGTTTATATTTTCTACATTACCTTTTAGCCCTGCCTTCATATAGGTAGTGGCTCTCCCTTCAAAAAAGTTTTGATGTTCAACTCCCAAGACATCATCTAACCAGAGCAGCGGATTGTCTTTTACCTCATAGTTAGGTTTCAAACCTAGCTGTAATAAACGTCTGTCTGCTATATATCTTATATACTCTTTCATCTCTGCTTTGGTTAAGCCCTGCATATCTCCCATCTTAAATACCAAATCTAAAAACTTGTCCTCTAGCTTAACCATCTCTCTACAGACCTGATAAATTTCTTTCTTAAAATCATCTGTCCATATATCTACATTCTCTTTTATAAAATCTCTAAAGAGTCTTGTCATTGCTTCAACGTGTAGAGATTCATCCCTTATACTGTAGGTAACTATCTGACCCATCCCCTTCATCTTTCCAAATCTAGGGAAGTTTAACAGAATAGCAAAGCTACTAAACAACTGTAGCCCCTCAGTAAACCCTGAGTAGATTGCTAAGTTTTTAGCTATTGATTCTTTGTTGCTCACTTTAAGTGGAGACTTACTTATATAATCGTGCTTATCTGCCATAGCCTCATACTCAGAGAAAGCTTTATACTCTGTCTCTGGCATACCCACTGTATCTAATAGCAAGCTGTAGGCGTGTTGGTGTATTGATTCCATGTTGGCAAACGAACACATCATCATCCTAGCTTCTGGCTTCTTAAAGACTCTCATGTATTTATCAATATATCCAGAGGCTACATCTACATCTGACTGAGTGAACAGCCTAAAGATTTGTGTCAATAAATTCTTGTCAGTCTTATCCATATCCTGCCAGTCTTTTACATCGTTGTGTAAAGGTACATCTTCTGGCAACCACATCATTTGATTTTGTTGAACATAGTAATCAAACATATATGGATAATCAAAAGGTTTATAGTAATCTCTAGTTGATAAAAGACTCATTCTTTGCATCCTCTTTACTTAAAATATTTCCACAGTAGGGACATCCCCAACCTACATTATGGGCTTTTTCTTTCTTACCTTTTGTAGTTTCAAGGACTTCTACTACAAGAAGCTCTATCATTTTTGAACCACATTTACACAGTTGTTCTTTAACTGGCATTGTTCTTTACTAAATTGATTATTGATTCAAAATCATTTTCTACTTTAATTAATTTACTATGTAAATACATTGCAGTCCAACATCCTAGTATTGCTCCTGTTGCTAACTTCCAAACAACATCCCAACTAGCACCTAACTGAACTATATTAATTATAATATATACCTCAGTAAAAGCCATAGCCAAACTAAACACAGGAATATATAAATAATTATTAAAGGCTACGTTTCTTTGTTGGAAAGCTTTAACAAATATAGATATATAACTAGCTATTATTAGGTCCATCAAACTCTGCCCCATTTTTATCATCTATGATTTCCCAATATCTTGTGACCATTCCTTTAGGTATCACCATGACAGAATTGACATACTTTTTTTCATGCTTACTATGATAGCGATCAGTAGATAATATAATTTCATTTTCGTTATCAGCTACTAAGTAGCCTACGCTTGATCTAAGTACAGGTTTTAATTTTTCAGCTTCTTCTAAAAGATGGTCTTCAGTATCTATCCAAGCATCTTCCCATTCAACCTGCATGATAGACCCTAGTAGAGCATCATGGTGTTTGTTTTTTTCTTTATCCTTCACAACTTAAACACCCCTCTTCATCTAATTTTATTCTAGGTATCTTTATGTTTACATTTTCGGTAGCCCTAGCAGCATCAGAGCGTAAGTAATAAAGAGATTTTAATTTGTTTGCTCCTGCCCAGTGTACATCACTAACATATTGCAGGAAGTCATCGTGTGTTTCCTGAGATGAATTATAGTGGGGTGGTTTAAAAAATAAATTAACGCTCTGACTTTGGCAAACATATTTCTGCCTCATGGCGGCGTGTTCTACTATCCAGATTTGATTTATCTCTGGTGCAGTTTTAAATACTTCCTTAATATCATCAGGTAATATATCTAAATGTTGTATTGAACCTTCATGTGCTACAATATCTTTCCAGATATTTTCTCTCTTCTTATCATTAGGTGCAATCTCAAAAAGTATATCATCTAGATATTTATTCTTAACTTTAAAACTTCCTGTCAGGGTTTTGTGTGTGTATACGTTAGCCCTGTTAGGTTCTATCGAGGGACTAGTACCTCCACAAATGATTGAGCTAGAAGCATTAGGGGCTATAGCAAGTAGGTGTGCATTTCTCTTACCGCTCCCCTTCATGTCAGGAGCTTCCCCCCTTTCTTCTATAAGCTTACGGGTAGTAGCAGATGCCCTGTCCTTGATATAAGAAAAGGCTTTGTTATTAAAACTAGAAGCGTACATACTTTCAAAAGGTATATGATTCTTTTGTAAATAACTATGGAATCCCATAGCTCCTAGTCCTACAGACCTCTCACGCATAGCAGAGTAAGCCGCTTTAGCATAACCCGTAAGGTCTTTTACGTCATCAATGAAATGTTGAAGTACATTATCTAGCATGGTAATTAAATCAGATATGAAGTGATCTGTCTTAGACCACTCATCAAAATATTCTAGATTAACACTAGACAGGCAGCACACTGCTGTTCGATCTTCATTAGTTGGTAAAGTTATTTCAGAACATAAATTACTTTGTTGTATTTTTAATCCTAGTTTCTTTTGTTCTTCTGGTAAAGCATCATTACAAGTATCCAGATTAACAATGTATGGTTCTCCTGTTTCCATCCTTGTTTGAATTAGTTGAAACCATAAGTCTCTTGATGCTATAGTCTTGACTGCTGTGTTAGTCTTAGGGTCTATTAGTCTCCAGTCTTTATCGTGTTTAACACACTCTAAAAATTCATTGGATATACTGACAGCATTGTGAAGATTAAGACACTTCCTATTTAAATCTCCACCAGTAGTCTTACGCATATTAATAAACTCTTCAATCTCTGGATGAGATATATCCATGTATGCTGCGTAACTCCCTCTTCTTGTAATGCCCTGATTAAAGGCTAACATCTGAGAGTCTACAACGTGCATGAATGGGATAGAGCCAGTAGACTTAGAACCACTAGAAGTGTCCACACCATTACTCCGAACACTACTCCAACATCCACCGATGCCTCCACCTCCACTAGCAAGCCATATGTTTTCATCATAGTGAGAAGATAAACCATTGCGGGAATCAGGAACAAAATTAAGAAAGCAACTGATAGGTAAGCCACGACTGGTTCCCCCGTTGCTAAGGATAGGAGTGCTAAACATGAACCAGAAACTACTAGCGTATATGTAAAGTCGCTGTGCAAGATCATAATCAGTATGTCCCTGATAAGTAGCACCAAAAATACTGGCGCGAGCAAAAGCTTCTTGAGCATGAGTTTCATTCTCCCAAAGGTATCTATCTTTTATTGTGGATAAAGCAAAAGAATCTAGACGTTTCTCTAGATCATAGTTTATTTTTATCCCTAAGTAATCCTGCTCGCCTATTTTTGTTTGACCTATCACCTTGATTCCTTATGCTTTTAGTGTTTACGTTTCTATTTCTTCTCTGTTCTAATCTCTCTTTCTTCTTGTTATACTTGGCTATCCTTTCAGCCTTACGATCCCACATTTAAAATATCCTTGTATATCTCTTGCTGAATTCTCTTCTTTGTTTCAGCATCAGCATCAGTTATTACTTTTACATCTGTTCGTTTTAATTTATAAGTTTCCCAATACATAGCTTCGGGAGGATCTGTCTTTAATTCATACTGCCAAAGGTCACCATCTATATCTCTAAAAAACATTTCGCCTTTTGAATTAGCAGCCATCATTATCTGACCCCTTTATAAAAAAGATGTTTGTCAATTCTCTTTGTAGGCTCTCCATAGAATGCCCACTCAGGATAAATATCTATTGTGTGATAGTGTGTTGCTCCTCCTGTTACGTCTTCTCTTATAGTACTAAGAAAAGATATATATAGTGAATTATAAAATGCTTGATTATTTTTTGGATCGTCCGACTTACCATCACACCAAAAACTAAACTGACACTTATCTCTTATAGGGTGTCCTTGCCAATAGTAGCCTTGCTTCACTACAGCACAAGCATTATCAGGATACCTAGCATCTTCTATTCTATTCTGTATCACATGAGCAACAGCTAGTTGTCCCTCTGATGGCTCTCCTCTGGCCTCAAAGTATACTGCTATTGCGGTACATACTAAAGATTCAAATAACATTATATCATACCTCTTTTCAAAAGTGCATATAATAAATCGTCATTTCCTTATTTAGATTTAATCTCCGATATTAGCATATTAAGATACCACTTAGCTTTTTCTAAGTCTTTTAAGTTGTCCTTGTATCTATATCTCCATACATATTTTATTATGTTTCCACGAAGATAGCCTTCAAATTCTTCTTTAGTGGAAGCAGCTTGAATACCTTGAATACATTCTATACCTCCTTTGTTGTAGTGGACTGGATTATTAACCTCATCCTTCACAGGCCAAAGGCCGCTCTTATTTTCTTTAAATCTTTTATACACTTCATCCCACTCATCTGGGCTTGCGTCATCTATACTCATAGTACTTCATCCTCTGTCCAATCTTTAGGTAATGTTTCTTCACTATACCAAGTGAACTCATTAGCCTCTGCCCATTCAGCATGGCTACGTTTGGTTCCGTCCTTGCGCTTCTTTGCTTGTGGCATTGCAGCATAAGGATCAGAAAATAAAAACACAAGTTCAGTATTATCGGGTAATGCTTTCCGTACCCATGTGTATTTATTGTACTCTTGATAATCCCAAAATCTTCCTTTAGCTTCTAGTAAAATTGTTTTCTTTCCAATTACTTTTACAAAGTCTGGATGATACTTATGCTTAACAGTATAATCAACAGTATCACTATGATGTTTCCACCCCTTTAATACACCCTGATGTAGCGAATGCTCCCACTTAGAATCATATGTTGCGGGAACATCTTTTTCTTTTGGGCGTACTACTCTCTGTCTTCTATATCCTTTTCTTATTTTCAATTAGCTGCTTCCTTGCAGTCTTCAATAGTAATGGAAGATAGTTCCTTAGTTGCATATAACTTTTTAATTTGTTTTGTAAACCATTTAAAAGTATAAGAACTAAGATGGAAACTACCATCATTATAATATAAGTGGGTTTGTCTAGGTGAATAATTTAAAACATTATCTATAGTATACATCTTAGCTGCTTCTTTGTCAACTAAAGATTGCATCCACTCTAACAAAAGTTCTTTGGCTCTACGCCTAATCTTCTTCATTATCTTAGAGTTCATAGTATCTCTTCAACTCTAGGTGTTGATGCTACTTTGGTTAGATACATATAACCTCTGTTGTATTTAAAAGTTCTAAGCCCTTCCCCATCGTTAGAATCTTTAAAGCATTCAAACTTATGAGGACAGAACGTGCAGTTTTTATGTAGCTTTTTGTTACCTTTCTTACCTTCATCTACAGGTTCATAGCATAGATCAGCAGGTGGTTTCTTTCTGTCTAAAGCCTTTGTTATTTTTGATATACGATCTCTAACAATAGGCTTGTCCAAATCATCTGGTGCAAAGAAGCACAGCTCTCCGCTTTCTTTATTGATAACCAGAAAGCCTCCATTTTCTGTACCCTCTGCCTCTTCGTACCCTGCTAGTTGTGGTATGTAACCAAACGGATCGTCTTCCCTTAGTGAGCCATCTTTAAATTTTCTAAAGGCGTAGCCTGATGCTGTTTTAACATCAACAACTTCCCCATTAATCTTGCAGTCCATGTGGCCTGACACGCTATCGACTACAATCTCTTTTTGCTCAGAGCTTACATCGTTATCTGTAAGTCTAGCAAGCATAAGCACCACCTCTTCAAGTAGATGCCCATAAAGAAACTTAATAAATGTTTGAGGAGAGTGACCTTCTTGTGTTACATCCCCGTGCTTATCAAACCAAAGTCTTCTAATAGGTTTGCCTATGTTAGACATCCTTAGTGAAAAAGAAGAATCTCTTTTGGGTGGTCTAGCCCAAGACGTTAGAGCAGCCTTCATGCTTTCCCCAAAGTTTTCTATATCTTCATCTGATATATCTAAATGTTTCCCCTTAGTAAGAGGGGTTAGTGCCGCATAAATATCTTCGGCTATATTATTCATTATCAGTACCTTTTAAATATTGTATGGCTCTTTTAAGAGTAGGGATGTTATCATCAAATCCACCTAAAGACCTATTACATTTATGACAAAGCCAACCCCTAAATTTTTCTGTGTCGTGGCAGTGGTCTATTACCCAAGCACCATTCTTAGTGTTGCCCTTACCTTTAACATCGTCAGCACTACCCAAGCATATAGGACATTTATAATTATTGGGGGCTACGCCATGCACATCTTTTAGAGCAGCCCTTACCTTACTTAATTCGTTGTTACATTTTTTACATTCAGGGCGCAAATAATTTCCTCCACTAGTCCTACTAAAAAAGGACAGTGGTAAAACTTTATTGCATTTACTACAGTGCTTACCTTCTTCACCCCCTAAATCGTAATGATCATCTTCTATAAAATTAAACTGCTCTTTTATTTCAGCATCAATGCGTTTCACTCCAGTCTCTCCCTATTCTATACTCCCCATCAAGAGGACAATTAAGGTCATAATGGTCTGCTGTCTGCCGTATTGCATCTACACCCATACATCCTACCATATCTGCATGATCCTCGTCAACCTCTAATTGCCACTCATCGTGAATGTTAGCAACAAAACGTGCTACCATTATCCTATATCCCCCTGAATAACTCTTCTCCTGTATTGCCTTGTTTAAAATAACTAAGGCTCTCTTCATAACAACAGCACCACCACCCTGTAGCAAGGTGTTGAGTGCGCTGTGTGGCGATCTAACAAAAAGCTTGCGCCCATCTAATGACTTAATCGAACCCTTTGCTGCCGCTCTGCTAACTCTATCTCTAAGAGTTTTAAGTGATGGGAGATTATTAAGGAAGCGTTGTTTAAGTTCAGCACCATCTCGTTTATTTCCTCCAACCACTGTTCCAAGCTTTCCATCTCCTGCGCCGTATATGAGTGCATAGATGAAAGTTTTAGCCTGATTTCTTGATTCAAGTCCTGCAAGTTTTTGATTAGTGGAGTGTATGTCTCCGTGTATGATTTCATTTATATAATCCTTATCGTTCATGTAGTGAGCAAGCATCCGTAGTTCTAATCCAGAAGCATCTATGCCCACCAGTTTGTAACCATTAGGTACAATCCAACAAGCCCTACACTCCTTTCCGTAGGGTGAGTTTACACTAGGTATTTGAGCCATGTTAGGATTACGGTGGGTCATGCGCCCTGTTATAGTTCCATTAGATATAACAAATCCATGTACCCTCCCGTCATCCTCAAGCTTCTCAAACCAAGAATCTATCTGAGCTATTCTCTTTTGATACAGGAGGTAATCAGCTATTAACTTAGCTTGTGGTATATCTTTTATACCTTTAAGTGTACCTTCATCTACAATAGGCTGTCCAGTAGGAGTAAGTTTCTTAGGCTTCCAACCAAACTCCTGTAAGTATTCTCCGATCTGTTTGCGGGAACCTAAATTAAATGGTACTACCTCTGTCCTGACAACAGTGCCTTCCTTTTTCATTGTGGCAAACTCTTCATCAGACAGTCTGGATTTCTTAACATCTCCCTTTGAGTTCTTTTCGGTGCGTATCTCTCCCATTTTAGAAATGGAACCATCTTTGTTGTATGATGGTCTAAGAATATGATAGGTTGTGTGTGGTTTAAATTCTTTGTGAACCTCAGTAACAACCTCATTAAGTTTTTCATTTAGCTCTGCGTTCAATAAGGATGCAGCCTTCGCGTCAAACAAGAAGCCATGCTTCCGTTGATCAGCTATAATACGGGCAGTCTCTTGTTCCAGTTTTATTGATTCACTACTAAAACCTTTTGCCTCTCTTCTGAGAAAGTCATAAACTTTCTTGTTAAGAAGTACATCACGCTCACAATATTTAACCATGTCGCTAGAGAATTTTTCGTAATCATCAAACTCTATCTTAGGAAGACCTAGCCTACCACCCCAAGATTCTAGGGTGTGACCCCCTTCCCTGACAGGATTAAGAAGCCTAGAAATAGCTAGTGTATCTATTAATTTTTTATTAGACAAATCAACACCAACAAGTTTATGTATCACAGGTATATCAAACCCTATAATATTATGGCCTATTAATTTGTCAGCACTCTGTAATTCTTCGAGTCCTTTATCTAGGTTATCGCCCCAATAAGAGCAAACGTGTTCAGTATCTACATTACAAATACTCATACACCAAATCTTAGTTGCGTTTAGATCGTCTGTCTCAATGTCAAATACTAGGGAGTTCATCTTGTTCCTCATCCATATCTATTTCAGATAGTCTACCAGATTCCCTGTCATAAAGCAAGTGAGTAGCCATCCCAACGTCACCCGTGTATCTGGACTTCAATATCCTTAGATGGGTTGTGTTAGATTCTACTGTATCTTCTGACTGTTGATTCCTTTCAATCGCTATGACACAATCTGATAGCTGTGCTATAGACTGTGATCCTCTGAGATGGTTAAGGCCCACAGATACACCGTTCTCATGCCCTCTGTTACCCTCGACCCTTCTCAAGTGAGATACCAGTATCATACCTGCTCCAGTCTCTTCAACTATTGAGCGTAGCTTAGTCATAATACTATCTATGGTACGCCTTTCATCACCCTCCGTAGCAGATGACACAAGCATATGTAGGTGATCAACGACTATCCACTTACACCCACAACCAACAATCATAAATCTAATCTTTGAAAAGATTTCATCTAGGTCTGTTGCGCCAAAGTGAGCGTGGACCCAAAACCTATCTTTATTTTCTCCAGTAAAAAGCTTACTCTCTATCTGCTTATACTGTTCTTTGTTGTAGCTTTCTCGCTCTTGATCTATAAACAAACGGGCGTTAGCTTCAATGGACATAACACCATCCACTGTCCTACGCCAGTCCTCTTCAAGAGCAATCACACCTACGTTATCTCTAGTCTGAGCTAACAGCCAATGCTCAATCTCTCTAGTGATTGAAGACTTACCTAGCCCTGTACCTCCTGTGAGAGTTACCAACTCACCTTGCCGTAGACCATATAGCTTTTCGTTAAGTCCCGCCCACGGATAAGGAACCGAATCTTTTTTCTCACGATTGTTTAACTTGTCTAGGTTATCACTGATGTTTAGTACACCAGAGGGTGTGTAAGTCTTAGCTGACCACCACTCATTGACATAGCTACGATGTCTACCCTGACGTAGCATATCATTAGGGTCTTTAAAGTCGGTAGGTAGCGTGAGTATCTTAGCCTTGCCGGGACTAAGTAACCTAGCTACTTTAGTTGCTGCGTCCCTACCCTGCTTATCATTATCAAAATTAATAATGATGTTATCAAAAGATTCTAAAAATTCCAGTGAGTTTTTTGTATCTCTTACTGCACCACTCGCACCATTCTTTATAGAAACTACAGGCCATTTAGAACCAAGCAGCTCATATGCTGCCATAGCATCACACTCGCCCTCAACTATAGTGATATACTTTCCACCCGCCTTGAATAACTGCTCACCAAAAAGCCCACTTCCCTGTGGATTCCCTCTCCAAGAAAACATCTTGTTCGGTTCCCTTACCTTGTAACCAGTTATCTCATTGGCTACATAGTAGGGGTAAAGGTGACGCATGATCTGATTAGAGGATTGATTCTTAACAGCCTTAACTCCATACTTCTTAGCTGTCTCTAACGATATGCCTCTGTCTGTCAAGGCAATAAAGCTACCCTCTGCATCATTCATTGAATTGTTTCTGTATGTTTGTAAATCACTAGGCTTAGTCTCGACTGTGCCATTAGTAGCCTCCTCATAATTAGGAAACCTAGTGTCACAACTAAAACACCATGCTGAACCATCTTCATTCAAGGCAACCGGATCACCCCCGCCACAGCTAGGGCAGGGTAACTGTGTCTTAACAAAAGACATACTTAATCCTCTTGTTCTGACTGAACGTATGCCTCATTTACATCCGGTGTTGAGGGGTCGTCAGCCTTGTATTGTCCTGTAGCTGTCCTTGCTCTTTCAGGTTTAATAAAAGTTTCTTCATTGCATTCAGTGTCGATGATACTTTGTCTTAAAGAAGACAGTGCTTCTCTCTGTATCATTACACTGTCACTTAGTTTAGCTAATTTCTTTAATGCTATCTGTGCTAATTTAAATTTTAGCTTCCCTTCATTACTAAAAAGGGAGACTTTATAATCTCCCTCATCAGTCCTGAATACTGCTGATGTAGTTGGGGCATCAGGATTTATTTTCATAGTTCATCCTCTTCATCAAGAGAGGCTTCTATATCAAACTCAGACCCCGCAACTGAGTTGTTATACTCTACTAGATCAAGTACCTGCATGGCAATTATGTCTAGTCCCTGATTAGTATCTTTGTACCACTCTTTGTACTGCACCCGTACCTTAGAGCCATTACCCACTTGACAATCAAGCGGTTGCTTCTTGCGGTCATACAGAGCAGGACTATTACGGGTATGAACAACCCCTGACTGGTCCTTCCAGTTTACCCTTCTCTTAAAAGTAAGAGCAGGACCGGCTTCCAATTCTTTTATCTTAAACCCACGCTTCCTAAAATCCTCTGCGGTTTCACGAGGTACTACTAGTTCAACGCCCCAATAATGATCAGGGAATTTTGTGTTGGGTGCTAGGATACAAGCCCAATAAGCTTCACCATTTAATACAGCCATATTATTTCCTCATTTTGTTTTAAAGTTAAATAGATTATACAGTATCTAATAATCTGTGTCAAGAAGTTTCTTATGTTTTTTGTAACCTTTTTTGTTTTCTTTTAATCTGTCCCTATGTATTTGATTCTTATTAAATTTATGTGCGTGTTTAGCTACTAGGTTTCTGTTTCGTAGCTGATTGGGTGGTGTCCTTCTCATTTTTTAAATACCCCTTATGGTGTATCCTATCTAAAGTACCATCAAAATACGCTGTTATCCAAGCATAAAGAAAAAAGTCTACCACTAATACCATTAAAAATAAAATATATCCGGTTATCATACTATACTTTCCATGCGTATTTGTCTAAATCTATATCCTTTTCCAAAAAATAACTATCAATAATATTGAAACTAACTACTTTCATACTATCGTAGCCATGTTCTTTTTTCATTGTTTTCTTAACTGCTTTGGCATTCTCTTTGTGCAAAAAGAAATTGGTTGTCTTACATAAATTTTTAATCTTACCTTCAGCTAATGCTTCCGCAGCCCCTTCTCTATCCATGTCTACCAAAGTATATATTTTCATATCACATCTCCGGTATCTTTAGTAACAAAGTTACCTGATCTCTTATCATAGTACACACCGAGAGCCTCAGTAATTTCATTAAAAGCCTTTTGCCATTCAACATCGTCAGGGGTGTAGTCAGCATGATTGTAAATTGTATTAAGTGCAATATTAATTGTCATTTTCTTTTCCTGTATCCTCTGTATAGTCCACCTCAATGGCAAACGAAAAACTTTTAACTTTGATTCCCTCCCCGCTAAATCTTTCCATGATTAACTCACTAATAAAATCTGTTGTTTGATTATCAAAATCTCCAAGTTTTACTGTTTTAATTTTCATTTTTGAAATCCTCATAAGTTTTTACTAACAAACTAACTGCTTCACGATACACTATATCTTTTTGATTGTCAAGAGGTACACCCTCAAGCGTATCAAGAAGCAGCTTCAAGTCTTGATAAGTACTTTCTAATATCATGCAGCAGCCAACGCAGGAAAGTTATTTAATACTTCCTGTACTTTCTTTTGTCGCATCAGAGTAACATTAGCTTTGCTACCCTTAGTCGGTGCATGAGTAGCCCAATCTGTGAAAGCATTATACAATGCCCAGTAATTTCTACCCATTGCTTTAGCATAATGGTTCCTGTACTTATCCATGATGTAGTGGTAGCCTGTGCTTCTAGTTGTTCTCACATCCTTTTCTGTGGATAGCCCTAGCAGAGATACTATCGCTGCCTCAATTACTGTTGGAGTAACCTTTTGATTAGCCCAGTGATGCCATAGCTCTGCTTCTTTTTCAAGAACCTCTACACCCCTGCTAATAATCCTAGCACCCTGATCTATGCTCAGTCCTCTTGTATGTCTAGACTTGTACATAGCAGCAGCATTATCAGTAAATATCTGGCCGTTGTCGCACATCCACTGCCTAGCACCTACACTAAGTACCAGTGGTGAAGAACCATCAAAGCTATTTACTCCTAAGAAAGTTAGCGTAGCAGTATCACCATCAGGAGTTCTTATAACGTGTTCAGGTAACTCTAGTTGATAGATCATCCTAGCACCCTTGTTAGCAATCTTAATAGATTCCTTAACACCAGTAGCATCTACCGTAGCTCGTTCGACTGATGAACGTATAGCCTCTATCACTGGTATATGCTCAGTGATGTTGTAGTTTCTGCTGTGGTATCCTAGCACATCACCAGTGTCAGGTCTAATAGATACAACCCGACCCGTTATCTTTACGCTATTGCCGTAAGTATCTTCATAATGTACTGGTCTTACGTCAATCGGAAAGTCAGCCAATCCATACCCTGCTGCCCGTAAGTTATTGATATGTATTGTATTTTTATACATAGCCTCTATCATTTTAATAGTCCTCTAAATATCCAACGTGATTGTTATCTCTATCAGTAACTTCAACTAGTATATCCTCATTATCAAATATTATATCATACTTATATAATGAATTGTACTGTGCTTTCATAGAATCATATGCAGCCTTCAAAGTTTTATATTTTTGTGGTGCTTCGGTTATCATTTGTTTATTTCCCTCTCGATAAACAAGACAATATATTGCCTAATAAAATCTTTAAAATTATAGTAGTCATTGGAGACTGGATACTTTCTGGTCATCATTTTTAAAAATGTTAAGTCAGTAACAGTATCATCTAGTCCTAACGCCCCTTCAATATGTGACACAAACTTGCTCCTCACACTAGGCGCAGTTACATGATTGTCCGCCCAAAATTTTGCCCAGACATCATCAATAGTATCATAAAATTTTTTACGATGTTGCATGATGTTTGCTCCTGTTAAGGTAGGCTGACACAACAAAGGTGTAACAGTTTGCACAATACATCTTGTCATTGCCAACCTTCACTACACCCTTGTTAGTGCAACCATTGACCTTGCAATTATTTAACTGTTGCGTAGCCATACTTATCCTTAATAGATACATTCATTTTACGAATGGCATTAGGCTTTTCAATATAGAAACTTCTCTTACCTAAATGCACCCCAAAGAAAACAACACCATTAGAAATGCCATTGCGATTTTTAATTGAACGAACTCTAGTGATTGTCTTTAACATCTTACACCTCATAGGTTTTATGTTTAAATGTATACCCCAGATCATCCTTAATAATATTAATCTCCTGATTACTAAAAGTCTTTTTTCCTATCAATCTTGATAGTGCAAGTGACCTACTGCAAGCAGGATAAACTCTATCAACTCCGTAAATCTTTTTAACTTCAACTAACAATTCATTATTAGCAAAAGGATTTAATTCAATGTTCATAATCATACCTTATTAATGTTTAGTAAATTATATAGTATATAGTATAGCATACTATTCTCTTGTTGTCTACCCCCTGTTACAATTTATTTCAATTTAAATCAAAATAAATCGAATCCATTTTAATCTGATCTAGGTCGGCACCTATTTCTTTAGCTGTGCGATTGATTAAAATTTGCATAGCAATCAACGCATCATACGCTGCAACATCCTCATTCAATAAAGTTTCAAAAACTACTTGCATAATTTTATTTATGTCTCCGTACTGTTCAAGTATTTGCATAGTATCATTCTGTAAGTTTCTGTCTTTCTTAAACTTTTCAAAGTTTATTACGTTATCCATAGGAATACCTTTTAATATGTGTTATGTATCACTTGTAGTGCTGCTACGATAGGATTCTCTGCTAGTCTAGCAATACCTCTATCATAACAATACCATCCACACCCGTCATGGTATACGATTAAATCGGCTATCTCACTACCATCATCTAGTATCTTAACAGTAGCAGTCTCATCATTTAAAAGTTTATAACTCCCATCATATCCATGATCACTCCAAAATTTCTCGATGCCGATAGTTAATTTAGATTCACCCCCTGAAAAATTAGCATGATTGTAAGTTAATGTCTGTCGAATGTCATTCATAAGAACACCCCCATCATCATCACCATCATAGTTAAAACCATAGCATAGCATAACAACATTGATATAAATTCTCTCATTACTAGTTACCCTTACTGTTTGAAGTTATAAGTATATTAACACCATCAAACCAGATTGTTAAGTATTATTTATTTTAACTCGATTAGGTAGATTCTTTTCTGCTAGTATGCTGTAATAAGTAGCAGAACTCCAGTAATCTTGTTTGCTCCAGTTCTTTTTAACGGTACTGGATTGCGGTTTTTTATAGATATTCTTAATTTTCAGATTATACATATGTCACCACCATTTGATCAAGCCAAAATTGATCGTTTAGGTTTGAATTATTTACTAGTATGTCATTATCATATAGCTTGTGATCTACTATCTTTTCGATGCTATGTATCTTATTAAATACACTGGCAGGATAGCGACCGCCGAACATATTTTCTTCGCCTTGATACCAGTAAGTGACCGGAAATTTTCCGTCACGTCGCTGTCTACCTATCGTTATTCTTTTCATATGCTTGCCCCTTTGAATGATTACTTGTAACTGGCAACAAGTATACACGAATTAGAAAAATATGTTGTGTCAAATTGTAACAGACTGACCAATGATTGACTAATTATTGACCGATGATTGACTAATTCTATACTTTTCAATAGCTTGCAAATAAAAATATAAAATTATCTTTCTTCATTTATAGGTAAAAAAAATCAATATTTTATTTTTAGTTATGTTATACTGCCCACAGTTTAACCAATGAGAGAAATAAAAAATGATAACTATCGAACAAATTAAAAGCACCACATTGATACAAGATTCTGCGAGAGCATGGGCACTAGATACCTATAAAGGAAAATCGAATCTGGAATACATCAATAGCTCATTACCTATTTTAGGTACAAGTAGCAAAGTAGAAAAAGGCGAGTCAAAAGGATACGTTACAAATGTAGTGTATCTCCAGCCACATGATAAAGTAGCGACTACCACACTATGCGCATGGGCTAAAATTAATGGATGTTTTGCTGATTGTCTAGAAACGTCGGGACATTTAGGGATGACCTCATGCGAGCGAGCTAAGACTAGAAAAACAATACTTTTATTATTGGCTCCACTACGATTTTATGCCTTGCTAAAAAGAGACATAGAAAAAGAACATAAGAAGCATGGCGACAAACTGGCCATCAGATTAAATGGTACGAGTGATATATCATTTGAGAATACAGGAATATTTAATGAGTTCCCAAACGTACAATTTTATGACTACA